CCAAGACGATACAGGTAAGCATTATTCCCCAAAGAACCATAATACCAAGTAGATAGGGATACAAATATTGGAAAATCTTCTCGAGAAGGGGACGTATAACAGATTGTTCAAAGAATTGTTGAACGTCGGTCGAGCCCAAAAATTCAAAAAGTTGTTTTTTCATTTGTTTTTTGTCTTCGTTTGAACATAAAGAAAATGATTAAGATGTCGCGCCAGCACCTAAACTTAGTGGGCATCGCTGCTCTTGGTCTTGTAGTTCTATATGCCATGAACTCTTATAGTGCTCGTGCCAGCCTAACTGGTGAGGGCATGATGGATAAACTTGCGGGCTCTCTTGGCACCCAAGGTCCTCTAGGCGAGATGGGTCCTTTTGGTGCCAGCAATCACGATGGCATGGGCAATGCTCAGCCCACCGAGTCTCTTCGCTCTCGCCAGCCCACAGGTCAGTCCACGTATACTGAGACCACTCTACAGGCATCTGAGCTGCTACCCAAGGGCGAGATTGGTGCGTCTTGGGCGGCTGTAAATCCCAGTGCCATGAATGACCTCAAGGGCCAGAATTTCTTACAGGCTGGTTACCACACGAATACGGCGCTTGCTGGTGTATCTCAGACTAACCGCAATGCTTCTTGGGATGTTCGCTCCGAGGACCCTAACCCTCAAGGAACTGTTGGTCCTTTCCTGAACACGACGATTGAGCACAACCCCTTCAAGCGTGGTCTAGAGGCATAAAAAGAAAATCTATTTCATTTGGCTGTAGTATTGCCACAACTCAACCACCAAGCGGCTCTTAAAGTCGTTTGTTAGTTTCTCCTTTTTTTCGGCACTCCATTTGCTTTCATCAGATAGTATTGCAATAGCAAACATGACTTGAAACTTGGCGTAATTTAGTCCATAGGACTGAAGCCAAGATGTGTTAATATGGGGTGGAAGAACTGGCTTTGGTGTTAGACCGACGGGCTCACACATTGTGCTTGTAGGTCTTTTTCTATAAAAAGATTTCGTTTTTTAAAAAGCAATTAAAGTATAATGATACCAGTAGTAGCAATAGCAGGAACTGGAATTGCCTTGGCATATTCATACCTGAGTGGACCCAAAAATAATACTCTTGTAAAAGCGTCTGATGGACGATCTTACAAAGTTCAAGATTTACCTGACAAACATGAAGCTGCCGAAAGAATGTGTAGAATTCGTTATAACCTTATAAAAATTTGTGAGCACTGTAAAGACCCATCATTGAAATTAGATGAACCATACCAACGACTTGTTTCCAGATTTAATCCTGATACATTAGAGGAGAATGATTTGACGGCCGATAGCACATCATACTCTGAGAACAAAGGTGAAAAAATTGTTGTTTGTTTGCGTGATAAGACAAGTCCTCCCTATCTGTTAATAGAAGAAAATACGGTAATGTTTGTTTTGATTCATGAAATGGCTCATTTGATGACTGTAAGCATTGGGCATACTCCTGAATTCTGGACAAATATGAGGAAACTTCTTCATGACTGTATTCAACTAGGAGTTTATCAACCAGTAAATTATGCAAAAAATCCTGTAAAATATTGTGGCATGACCATTTCTGATTCGCCACTTTAACAACTCCAGTCTATCGTAATGTTTGCTTGATTGATATCCTTACTAAATATTGTAACTGAGCAGCCCCGAACGTGTGTTAGTAGTTGCTTCATTAGTTCGGGTGCGTGGTCATTCAATACGTCACAGGTGTAGTAACAGTTGCCCATCGAGGCGTTTTTAAATACTTCGTTGATGATTCGGTGAACAATAACATGTATCTGAACTTTATGACAGACCTTGGAATTATCCGCCATTTCTTGAAGCTGGACGGCTGTCACTGGAAACATCTTGGTTACTCATACGTTGTGAGAGTGTTATAAATCCGTTTTAACTTTTTATGCCATTTACAATAAGATGTTACCTTCCACAGTAAAATTCAACGATAAGACCCTGAAAGTATCATTTTTTGAAGATGATACGATAGGAGTCGTAAGGCAACAAATTGGGCGAACACTTGATATTCATCCCGATAGGTTGTTTATCATGATACACTTGAAGTTCGATAAGGATTATTATACAAGTGATTCACGCAGTTGGGAGATGTTATTTGATAGAATATCTTTGAATGGACAAGAAACATTAAAGGAATCTTTTTATGCGTATTGTAAGTCTAGGGGCATTGAAGGAATTAAATTCAAGAAGCTAAACAGATCTGAATGGATGTCTAAACCAAGTTTTTTACAACCTTTATTTGACCCAGGCGTTTCTATTGAAGAGTTGCGTATATTTGGTGTAGAAGTTTCAAAAGCATATGCATTGCCATATGAACCCTTTGATATGCCAACAGCAAACACTATACCCTCTGCTCAGCAACCTATACCTGAAGATGATGTATTGTTCGTTACTCATTATCCAGATGTCACCAATTCCAGATTTGTTGTCAAGGAATTTGAGGAAGGTTATGAAGGTCCATACTTTCCTTTAAAAAGGTCTTCAACACCCCAAAGACTCTCAGACAGTCAGATAGTATCCTTAGAAGCAAATTCAGGACATCTAAATGATTTGTTAAGATTAGATCCTCCACAACCAAAAGATATTCATATTTTGAAAATGACTTGGAGAGCTGAATTAGTTGATACAGATTTTGGAGAGTCTGTTCGTTCAAGGTTTGAGCAAATGTTTTATGCGTTAACTGTATCCGAACAAACGCCTTGTATTACATTCTTTACGGGACGTTCTGAAGTATCCAGACATAAGTTCTATAAGAAAGATGAAAGAACAAAACTTCCTTTGCTTGATTTGGCGATATGGAATAATTGGTGGACTAAAACAAAACCTTATCGTGATAGAATACCAACTTTAGTCTTATACAAGGGTGATAACAGAGAAAACTTTGACCGAATTACTATCACTAAATATGATATAATTATTGCCTCATATCGTGGTTCAAATAATAAAGACTCGGAAAAAGAAATCAAAGAAGACCTAATAAAGTGGTTTAAAACATTGGACTCTATTACACCGTTTGTGAAGCAATGTGATATCACCGAATCCAGATTTGTGTTACAGGATGTTAAGTTGAATATAGAATATTCTACTTCATTGGATAGTTTCGATACTTTGCGTATGGAATGTTTGGCTGGAATTTTTGAAGTATCTCGTAAATCGCAACAAGTATTTAAGTTTTTGCGTTCGGATAATGCTAATAATGGAATAAATCCTCGAGATGTAAAGATTCTAAACATATTAAAAGATGATCCATTCGTAACTCCAGAAGATATCAAAGATGAACTTCACTTATCATTGGAGGATACGGCTGTGTTGCTAGATACAATTAAACAGAAGGTTGAGCAAGAGCATTCATTACTAACAAGACAATTTCGGAATTTTCCATCACTCATTATACATCGCAAATCAATTGAGATCAGCGATATTGATTCTGTTGACCGTATCTTAAAGTATGCTAACCTTTTGAGATATATTTTGAGTGACCCCAAAAATGATGACGTGAACAGAGTATGCCCCAAAAAGCAAGAATCAGCTCCTGTTGAAGTATCTACTGTGAACACAGAGATTATTGATACCGAATTTTCAAATATGTTTGATTATCTGGAAGCTGATATAATTGACAAAGAAGAACCATCAATTGCTAAAACAAAGACCTTTAAGAGGGATACACCATTTTATAATTATTTCAACAATAGATTACGGAGCTTTAATCTTGAGACACTTCCTATAAAACCAGACTATGCCAGCAAGGTTGACCAAAAACTTCAGCCAGTCGTAATGACGCAAGAAGATATACAAGCCATTATCGATGAACAATTTAATCCACTAAAGTATCCGGAAGATAAGAAGATAGAACTAAAGAATCCGGATGGTGTGATTGTATGCCCTGATTTTTGGTGTATGTTAGATAAGATACCTTTGCATGAATCGCAACTTGAGGAAATCGATGGTGTGAAGGTATGTCCTATATGTAACGGTAAGGTTCGGAAACAAGGCGACAACAAATCTGGAATTGAAGAGTTTCCTGTTATACAAAGAACTATAGGGAACAACTACCCAGGCTATAAGGAGAATAACCTATCATTACCAATTTGCTTTAAGTCTATTCGAAAGCAAAAGTTGGATGTAGAAGCAAAAGAGGATAAATATTACATTTTGGGTGAAACGAAAACTCTACAATATAATCGTCTAGCATATGTTCCTTCAGAGTTACTCAATATGTTACATATAGAAGAATTCTACAAGTTGGTTATAGATGCTGGTAATCGTATACAAGCAGGAATGTCTGGTTATTTTAGAGTTGGCTTAGGAAGACCATCTGAAGGCCTACCTGCGTTTTTGAATTTGAATTCAAAAATAAAATCACCCCGACTTGCTATTAAAAAGTTATTGCGTTGTTCGTTTGTTGCGTTGTGGACGGAATTATCGGATACACATTCGGATGAAGTTGAGAAGGAACTTGATATGAAACCATTCTCTGAAGATCCCAAAGCAAGAAAGCATATGTCTAAGGTGATTTCAGGTATAGATGATGCGTTTACTGCTAGAAAACTAACAATACTTCAGGAACTTGAATATACAGCTATTATGCTAAAAACAGATTTCTACCGAATCAACTTAAATGACATGACAATAGGCTGTACATTTTTTACTACTCAAATAAAAAGCAGAACAAGAGGTATTATTATACTTCAGCGCGGCAGTGAAGTTGATTGTTTATGTCACGTAACAAGGCAGCAAAAGAAGTTTATTTTTAGAGCAAATATATTTGAAATTCCATTTATTCGCAAAGATGAACCAATACTTGAAAACAAGACTTATTTGGAGTTAACTAAAAAGCGCGACTTGGCATGTGTTACTGAAATCCCAAATATCCAAGACGCCTTTAATGCTGCTGACGAATTAAATAATGAACCCTTTTCACTTATATTAGACCCATTCCGAAGAGCTCAAGCAATATATGTTCCTGATAAGTTGCTTTTACCTTTTCAAAATACGGCATTTCCTCCATTAAGCAGAAAGCCTCCGATAATTTCAGGGTATTCTTCAGATTTGGAATTGCCATCATACGATGATATGCGAGATGCCTTAAAGAAAATTCAAGAAGAAACTCCAGGCTATGCTTGGACAGAAGATATGTATGATGGAAAAGGGTATATTGTCGAAATTTTGACTCGCAGTGGATTACGCATACCTGTAAAGCCGAAAGAAGGGCGTGGAGAAGCATCAGAAGTAACACATACTATAATTCAAGAATCGGAATCTTCCCTTGCTTTAGAAGAACCGAATAAGCAAGATTTATCGACATATAAAAAGATAACGTATGAGTCAGAAGTATACGATTTTCTTTTGTATCAATTAACGTTGGATATTAAAAATAATAACGAAACAATTCTAGATTTGGTGTCAGCCATTTCGGAACAGCCACCCAAGACTTCAGAACTCGAACCTGAATTGAGAAAATGGTTTGACGAAGTAGCTCATTTTGTTTCATTGGATACACCTATAGAATTCTTATCAAAAATCAGAAAGCCTTGTGGGCAGTTTAAGGAAAAAGATTGTCCAAATGCTCATATGTGTGCATGGGATGGCAAAACATGTCGTATTCAAGTAAGAAATATTATATCAAAGCAAAAACTATTTAATAAACTTCTTGGAGTTTTATTGGATAATTCAAAGATTCGTTCGGTTGTTTTAGATGGTCGAACAACACCATTTTTTAGCACAGTGTTGTATTTACAGTTGCCCAACGAAATCATATATACGGATTCAGAAATTAAGGAATTGCGTGGGGAACTGATTTAAATGTATTATACTTGAAGATGATAAGGCGGCGGCCTTTGTAAGTCCGTTAGTTCAGTGGTAGAGCATCCATCTTATTAATGGAAAGTCGCGGGTTCGATCCCCGCACGGACTAGTCGGTTCCTTAGCTCAATGGTAGAGCGCCCAGCTATTAACTGGGAGGTACTGGGGTCAGTACCCAGAGGGACCTACGGGAATACAGTCAGACCTCCTCGTGGTCTTCCTGGATAGAGGCTCTGTGTCGGCGAACAAGAGATGAACCAACTGACTAATGGACACACCAAAGTCCGGGTTCTCAACACGAGGTTTGAGGTCTGCTCGTATCCGCTCCCCAAAAGGGACGGTTCTTAATCGTTCGAGCCCTCTGCCTGTGACCTACAGACATCCTGCTCTCCTCTCTGAGACTACCGGCTTCGGCTGGGCTCTCAGAGACGCAAAATGTGGGCGCCAGGCTCTGTCTGAAGGCGAGGATTCGGAATGGATGGGTGTGACAGGTGTGCGCGAGGAGGGGCGTATATCACAACAGGGACAGAAGCACAGAAGGCAGTGCGTTGCCACTTATGGGCAAGGGTCGCGGGTTCAAGTCCCGCCTGTTCCATTTTTAGTCGGTTAGCACAATGGATAGTGCATTCGGTTTCTACCCGAAAGGTTGTGGGTTCGAGTCCCATATCGACTGTAAGGGTTGGTTCGCCCTTAAGAACTGCTTGCCTTCGTAGCTCAGTGGTAGAGCACCAACTTTGTAAGCTGTAGGTCATGGGTTCGATTCCCATTGGAGGCTTTAAGAACAGGAACCAAATCAGAAAGCAACACGGATGGCCGAGTTGGTCTATGGCGTTGGTCTTAAGAACCAATGGAGAAATCCGCGTGGGTTCAAATCCCACTCCGTGTACCTCAGAGTATTGAAAATAATATTCTGATGTACAAAAAACTGTTTAACAGTTTAGCGTCCTTTAAGAAATAGGACTACGGCGAATATGGGCAAGAGTAATAAAGCCCAACCAAGAAGCAACATAATCAAACCCAAGCGATGCAAAATGTAAATAGCCGGATTCGTTCGTATGGCTTTAATCCTGATAATTGGGTCGGAATATAACATAGTAGCAACAAGCACCATAGACCAGATACCCAAAACTGAGAGAGAACTCATCTCGGTGAGATCCATGGATTATGTTCAGTGCAAATTCTATAATTTAAAAATTCGTTTTTAATAAAAAATTAGACCCGCTGACCTATTTATAGTCAGGATATCTATCAAAGTAGTTTAAGAAGGCAACAATACTGAATGCACCAATAATCACAGCGTAAATATCAAAAGGTACTTGTTTTGAATGGGAAATAAGCATGTGCCAAAACATGATTATAATTGCCGAAAGTGCTGCGAAAATAGCAGAGTCAACTCGTCGGGAAATCATCATGATTAGCGGACATATTTAATATAAATTTCAATTCCGTTTTTAATTTAAAAAATAAGCATAGAAGCTTACTTATTGCGATGACCGTGGCTCGTTGTTCAGGTCATGATGAACCGTGTTAGCAAACGATTCAGTAAAGAGTTGCTGCGCGACAGGGTCTCTGCGCCCAGACTGCCACGGGCGTTTGGGTGCCCAGCCGTTGTGTGGCGTGGGAGGCTTGTTTGGAGTTTTGAACTCAAACTTGGGGAGCGCTTCGATTGCTTCCTTAAGAGTGGACATTTTAGCGCTGGGATAAGAGTCTATTTTATATAATTTTAAAATCCATTTTTATTAAAAAAGTCTAGTTGTTTCATAGCATTTCTAGTTCTTCTTCTATAGCGATAATTTCATCTTCATCGGTCGTAAAGATTTGTTCGTCTGTTGGCGTTTGAATATAAAGAAAGAAAACGGCATTTTCGGGGTTATACTTACACCTTTCGGCGTAAACCTGCCAGTTAACAATACTGTCAAACTTGTAGGTTTGCCCTTGAATGGTGATTTCGATTATATCGTTATCAGTATACTGAACTAACTCTCGGTTGCGTTTTGGCATTATCGTGTTATATATATGTTTATATTGATTATAAAATCCGTTTTAGTTAAAAATGGCTCTGAAAAGAGCCGAGGGTTGGGTTTTACTAGAAGGCGGGGACCATGCCCATCATAGAGCACCAATTGACGGCTGCCAAGAATTGCTCCTTAAATATCTCAGCAGTCGCATAGGCAGCGGCGGCCTGCTTGGAGGCTACCACGTTGGCGACAGCTGCAGCGATGATTGTGGCAGCGGTGGTGTTCTTCTCGACGTTGCTTCGCCCCTTTCGGGCAGAGCCAAACGTCTGGATGATGAAGGTCTTTGTCTCCATCACGCCGCACTCCCTCAGCAGGAAGACGACGTGGCCGAACATCTCGGAGCCATCGGCGGTGATGGCTTCCAAGTCGTTCTTGGTAAGGGAGGTGTTGTGGCCCTCCCAAGTTGCAAACTGGCGCGTGTAGATTTCCCACGCGGCGCAGAACTCCGCCTCGGACTTGGAGTCCTTTGCATTGGGCGGAATTGGGATGCGGGGCGCAAAGAGGCCAGCAATGGTGCTAGCCTCGCCCAGCGAGAAGCCAGCCGCGCCGAGTTTCTCGCGAAACTTGGTTTGGATGGCGGTGTAGGCCTCGCGCCACACCAAGTCCTTCTTGCGATGGTAGGACTTGGAGCAGCCACCCGTGTGGAGTTCGCACTCGTCAATGGTGTGGCCGCACGGGCTGGAGGTGAACTCCAAGTTGCCGTTGGGCAAAAGCTTGAAGTGGTTCGTGTTGGAGCAGATGATCACGCCCTCACCGTGAGCAGCCCAAATGGCGGCAGGAGTGGGGAGAGCAAGCGGCTGCTTCTGGTTGTTCAAAGACAGCATGGTATGCAGTAGTTCGAAGCAATTTATTAGCTCTATTTTGTATAATTTTCAAATCCATTTTTAATTGAAAAATTGTATCTGAGACTAAATAGATTCAGACATCATTTTCTTTGAAATCTCAAGGACTTCAATAGCACGACTCACGTTCTCAGCCAACAACTCGGGCTTCAAAATCAAGTCGCGGAGTTCGGGAGCACTTAAGGCTTCCCGAAACATTCCGGTGATTTTGCCAGCAAGGTCAGGGTGTGAGCGCGACACGAGTGCGTACAGAAGTTCGCTGGAATTGTCGTATTCGCCGCGCTTGTAAGCCTTAGATACCTCGATTTCGCGTTCTACCTGTGCCAAGGAAATAGGCTCGGGTTTGGGTGACGGTGCCACAGGCACCTTTCCCGCTTGAGAGGCTTTCTTAGCAGCAATATACTGCTCGTGAGCGCCGCCGCCTTTCTGGCCACAGTTTTCAAGAGTATGGGTGTTTTGCTTGCCAGCATTCACGCAGCGTGGGTTGGTGCAATATAGTTGGTGCACATAGGGACAGCCAACCTCACATCCATCGTCGTTGTTAAAGTTACGGCAAAGGCGGGGCATGTTTTAAAATAAAATTATTAAAGTTTTATAAATCCGTTTTTGTAAAAACAAATATTAGTTCTCATTTGAGAACTAATATTTGGGGTGCTATGGTTATATATATATTTATGCATAGAGTCTTACGCCGTGGGCTTGAGGAAGTGTACCTTCAGATACGTCTGGAGGTTGAGGTAAGTCACCTCATCCTTATCCTTCACGCGTAGTAGTTTGGCTAGCTTCACGTCGGGCAGAATGCGACGCTTGAAGTTAGGGTCAAAGCAGTTGTGGGTCTTCACGTAGCTAGAGATGAACTTCGTCACATCTGTCTGGCTCTTCAGACTCTTGGAAGGTAGACCCATGAACGTGCACAGTTCATCCGTTAGGGGGCGCACCTTTAGGAAGGCATTGTTGGCGCGACGAGCCTCCCACGCAGCGCGCGCCTCGGGAGATAGAGTCGCAGGGTCTACCTTACGGCGGCGCTTGGAGTCACGGGCCTCACGCTTGAGGGCCTTCTGCGCCTCCTGTAGCTCATGTACTAGAGCACGAGAGGCCTCGGCAGCCGCCTTCGCGTGAGTGCGTACACTCTCAAGGGCAGCGGTTAGGATCGCATCAGCGGAGCGGGTCTCGGCGGGCACAACTACCACACCAGCGGCTACGGCAGGCGTAGTTACAGGCACCACAACCTCAGTCTTGGCGGGGGCGGCCTTCGCCTTCTTGCCCGCGGCAGGGGCGGCAGTTACAGGGGCAGTATCAGACTTCTTTGCCATGTTGTTTGACATATTCTGGGAAACAGAAGCAGGCATTTCTAACGCGGGTATACTCTATCATATCCTGACCTGTTTAAATCACAAACTATGTAATGCGGTCAAAATTTTGAAACAGATCTCATAATTATGCTTGGAGTTATCTAAAATCTTCAAAACTGTCTTTCCAACATTTGTTAGAATTACTTGCATTGGGTCAAGTGTATATGTTTGATACTTCCAGCAATTATGAATCCACATATAATACAGGTTTCTTTGGGATTGGATAGCCGTGTGTTCTTTAGCCCAGATTAATATATCGTTTCTCAATACACCTATGAACGTCCATAACTGTGATTGATTAAGCAAAAGAAACATCGATGGGTTAAGTTCTATAAAAAGGTTTTCTTCCAAACTTTGACAGATGCTTATCCAATACATAAACAGAAGCTTATCTCTGTCTGCTAAGTATTTGGGTTCGTGAAACATTTCACGATTACGAAATTTGCGATGGGTTGTGAATTCTTTGAGGCGTTTGCGAGTTTCTAAGCAGAGCTCTTTGCGGGTGTAAGGATTCAAAGGTTTTGCATTGCTGATTGCTATCTGATATAATGTTTTTGCATCAAACCAATATACGAAATTCTCTTCTTTGAAGGAGAAGAAATCAAATGGGTGAACATTAGATTCGAAGCTAACAACGTCGTTTTCATTCACACAGATAGAGCGATTTAGGACACCAGAACCGGCCAGTTTAAGCATATGTCTTACAATCCACCCACGCCATATTTTTTGAATCACAATAGCATGTATATCGGCCGAGTTCACAACTGACCATAATCGAGGTCTTTTTGCTTTGGCATGTTTTCCACAAAAATGAAGATTCTTCAATGCGAGTGATGGACACCTCTCATTAGAGGTCTTATTTCTACAAGAATTACAGAGCATATTGTTATCTAATTAGCTTATTTGATGAAAACGGATTTACACATTCTCAGCCATTATCTAGTAAATATATCAGCTATCATGTCTACTAGCGCAATTGTAAACGTAACCAATGCCAACATTGAAAACATTTCCTTCCCCGAAGCCAAGCGTAACAAGCAGGGCGGTCTAGGAGTGCGAATGCTATATAGCGGCCAGAATTTCTCTCTGCGTCTTCCTCGGATGAACTTCCCCGGAGGCCTACTACAGCGCGAGGACGAGAAGACTGGAAACGTATCATATTCACTGATTGGATCTCTAAAGGGGTGCGATCCGTATGCCAAGGCACATTCCACTGCTGATGATGACATGTCAAAGCTATACAACTTCCTTCTGGATCTACAGGATAAGTTGATTATGACGGCCACTGAGAATAGCTCTAAGTGGTTTGGCAAGAAGCGTGGCGAGGAGTCTATTCGCGACAGCTTCAATGACCGCAGTATTCTGAGCCTGTCTTCCGACAAGAATGGAGATGAGTATGTGCCTAACGGCAAGTATCCTCCTTCGTTCCGTCTGAAGCTGCCTGTATATGACGGCAAAGTATCTATGGATGTAGTTGACTGTGCAACCAAGCCTGTATTCCTGACGATTGATTCTCTGCGTTCCGTGTTCCCTAAGAACGTGGCAGCGAATCTCGTTGTGAGCAGTTCAATCTATATCATCGGTCAGTCCTTTGGTGTAACTTGGCGTATAACTCATGCTCAGGTGTTCCCCCAGACGCGTCCTACTGCTTCTACTATCTTCGAGGCAGTAGCCGATGCGACTTCCGCCGAACAGGAGTCTACTGATTCTGACTCCGTAACTGGAGCTGTAGACTCAACTCCTGATCTGGTAGAGGTTCCCGTAATTGAGGCGCCTACACCTGAGTCTGCTCCACCAGCTGCTCCGAAGAAGCGCCGCGCAGTAGGAGTTTAGACCATACAACAGAATCCACTGGAGGCTGATACATAACAAAAGATTCATCAATAAAAATAGGACCGGTAATTTCTACCGTCTTTTTCACTGCTGAACACATCGGTGAAAAGGATTTTCCACAAGAGCATTCGTATACCGTAGGAAACCCTTCTGTGATATACCGAGGCAATACGATTCGGTTATGACCCTTAAGCAATATATCCGAATCCAAACAATCTTGGTAAGCTTCAGGACTTAATAGAGAAAAGATAGAATCCCCTGCTTTCCAATCTTCTTGAAATAAGGTACCAAATGGCGAATCTCTGAACCATAACGTCTTGAATACGGAATGGTCGTCTGATTCATGTTCGGCTAAGCCAATGCGATTTGAATCATCATTGTATAACCAATACACATCTAATCCATTATTTTTGTATGATGAATCTAAGGCTCCACGAAATACAGTGCGATCAGAATACGACCATTCAGATGCGTCGTGATCTTCGTCGTGTTCGGCTATGTCGGGTGAGATGTCAGTATAAAGCAAAGATGGTCTCAAGATTGAATACATCTTTGGTTTATTTCTGGATTTGATTAGCGTCTTGATTTGCGCGTCTTTCTTTGCTTGCGTTTATGTTTACGAGTCTTGCGTTTGAATCCTCCTTGGACTGGTTCGATTAAGTCAATTTGAACAATATCATACTCTGGAAAAAAAACAGAAAAACTGGCATCCAAATCATATGGAGTCGCGCCTTGTTTTAGGTTGTATGCTATTAGCCTATTATCTTCAGCATCGTAGAACGTCAATACATTGTTTTGAACAATAAATGCTACAAAGTGAAATACTTCCTGCTTAATCTTATTTCTGAGAAGCAAAACACCATCGTATTTTTTCGTTACCAGCTTTAATTTGGCTGTTGCAATGTCAAGCGGGTTTTCATAAATCTTGAGACCTAGATTATACTCTCTCAGTCCAGAATTAACGAATATTATGAATTGACCTAAAGGGCAGTTTGACCTCGTATCTATGAGATTCGGATACTTTTTTCTCAATACAAACATGGCAACCTTTGGGCACATATCATCTTCTTCTGCTATGGGCAGGGGAATAGTATTTTGCTTTTCCATTTTCTTAATCAAACGAAATTTTCATCGTAACGTCGTGGCGTGAAAGGGAGTTTGTAGCAGAGTTGGAAAGTTCATGACGTTTGCGTCGAGTATCTTTTTCGGCGTTGTCTTTGAGTTCTTGGAGACGAGCTTCCATATCGGCATGAACAGCATCACGATTTGCTTCAAGGTATTGGATAATCTCGTCCGAGAGAACCCACTCGAAAAAGTTTAGCTGACCCACCGTAGTGTCCACCCCCTTGAATTTTATTCGTTTGCATCGACAAAACGGGTCGAACATCTTCTTGCTGTAAGCCTTGAGATGACTCTTGTATGAGAGGTATACTATCACGTATGTATTCTTGCTGGTCGTGAACGCTACGTTGAACTTCTTCGCATAATTTGTCACGAACCAATCGATGATTCGCAAAGAAAGCATAGAGGTCCCGTTTAGTATCTCTTCCATCCTCTTGAGATTTTGGGGGTTGGCATAAAACTTTTCTAGACGATGTAATACCCATTGTTCTTGACTCTGAATTTGTTCCATCCTTGTTAGATTTGTGTCCCTTGCTTGAAAACGGGTTTTAGCAGTTCTAACGTTACCTATACAACAACATGGAAGCAAAGATAGAAACCCTTCTTGCTAATTATGGAATCGATGACCAACGAACTCAAGCATGGTTTACAAAGCGTGGAGAGATGTTGACCGCATCTGAAATCTGGAAATGTTTTGGCGATGCTACAACATCTGCCCGACGTGAATTGATTATGTCAAAATTGGTTCCTCCCAAAAGGCAAGATGGTCCTGGTGTTGGTGCTCTAATTTGGGGAACAAGATTTGAGCCGATTGCTAAAGAAATTTATTGCTTTACGGAAGGAGTAAAGTTGGTCGATTTATCTTGCGTCCAGCATCCTGACTATCCATTTATTGGGGCTTCACCTGACGGATTGATTTTGACAAATGATGAACGCAATGGACGATTGATTGAACTAAAGTGTCCTATTTCGCGCCCTTTCAATTCTGAGACGCCTATTCCTGATGCTTATTATCATCAAATGCAACTTCAGATAGAATGTACAGGATTACAGGAATGCGATTATGTTGAGATGCAGTTTAAGACGATGAACTATACTGAGTGGGAACAAACACAAGGCGAATTCAAGTCTTGCTTTGCTGTCGACAATTCCGGAATTGTGAAGTATAAACATATCACAGATACCTCAAGCATCCATGAATGGCAGATGAGCACTCTGGGTGACCCAATGGAGTGGCAGATATTGTACTGGGTGCTTGTTCAGAAGAGGCAAAAACTTACCCTAAAGGATCCTGAATGGATGCCTAAACATTTCCCAGAGATGAAGGCTACATGGGATGAAATTGTAGCACACCGCCAAGCAGGGACTATTCCTCTCGTTAAAGAGAAACCTATTTTAGTGCTTTAAGACTATAAAGCACAAATGAAACGAGTTATTCTATCAACTAATTATGAATTCAAATATTTTAAGGAATATGTGAACTCTTTTTCTGGATCTGATGAAGTTATCTTATATGATATAAATACCCCTAAGTTTACGGAGAATAACTTTTATCTTTGCGTTAGACGTGTTCCATTTGAACTTCTTCCGGCAGAATGTAAGATTGGATTCTTGAACACCGAACAATTATGTATACCATCTAAATTTGCCGAATACAAAACATACTTGCGCGACGATGTAGAATTGTTCGATTACTCGCAAGCAAACATTACTGACAAAGGAACACATTTGCCTTATAACGAAGTAGCAAGTGAGACAGAGTTCCTAAAAAGTTGTATTGTTGCTGATAAGAAATTCAACATTGCTGTCATTGGAACTCCTACTCCTTATCGAATGAAAATCATTCAAGAGATTCAGGCTGCTGGATATACGGTTGATTTTATTAATGAGTTTGACGAGCCCCGCGATAAGCGTGTAGGCCAATGCTCTGTTTTGCTAAACCTTCATGCTGATACGGAATATACTATTTATGAGTCAGTTCGTTGTGAGCGTTGGCGGTTTGCTGGAATGCCGATTATTACTGTGCCTTGTTCTGATGCTGTTCCAGATGGTATTACAGTTGCGGAGAATCTGATTGCTACCTTGACGGAACGCTTTGGAAAGCCGAAAGGTTTGAAGATTGGTATTTGTATGATTGTGAAGAATGAAAGTCATATTATTCACGAGGTATTGAATTCTACACTTGCTTTGATTGATACTTTTTGTATTCTGGATACGGGTTCTACAGATAATACTATCCAAATTGTTGAAGAGTTTTATCAAAAGGCTGGAATCCAAGGAGAAGTAATTCGCGGAGACTGGAAAGGATTTGGACCATCTCGTTCTGAAGCTTTGAAGTTGTGTGATGGCAAGATGGATTATATTCTGATGATTGATGCCGATGACCTGATGGGATTCCCACCCAATGCTAAAGAATTCCTAAAGCAAGTTCTACAAGAACATCGGCCCAATGCGGTAATTGTTCCTATCAAACGTGGAAATATTCTATATGAGCGCACACAGATATTCAAAGCAAATGATTCGTGGCGTTATGTGGGTGTTCTACACGAATATCCTACAAATGACAAGCAAAATAATAAGGTGATTAGACTTCCTAACGAAATCTTTATGGTCGGAAGAACATTGGGTAATCGGTCTCTACAAGATGGAAATAAGTATCTGAAAGATGCTGAAATTATCCTAAAGGAAGTCGAGAAGGAACCTGACAATCACCGATATGTTTTTTATTTGGCACAGTCCTATCGTGATGGTGGAAATATTCCTGAGGCAGTCAAGTGGTATAAGAAGCGTGTAGAGATGGGCGGGTGGGTAGAAGAGCAATCCGTAAGCGCTATGAACATTGCTAAACTCACTCATGATAAAGATTGGGCATGGAAGGCACACGAATTAAATCCTCAGAGGAATGAATCACTTGTTCATTATGCCTCACAATGTCGGGCAAAAAATATGTTTAGCCCCGAACTTTTGGCAATGATTATGTATGCTACAACCATCGC